GGCCTGCACTATTTCTTCCATCACGTTCCTGACGTGCGCTGGCCTGCACAGTTGGCGGACGGTGTAGATGTCAAAGCGTCGGGCAATGGCTACGTTTGCTTCCCGCCGACCGAAGGGTACTCGGTTTTCGTAGACCACGAGCTTCGAGACATCGACCTTGACTGGATCGAAGGTATTATGAGGGAGCGTGGCGGTACAGGTAATTTGTCCATGGCGTCAGCGTACAACACCGCGTCGGATGAAGAGCTGATGGAAAAGGTATTTGATGCTTCAGATATTTATCCATCGCTTCGAACGCTGAGTATGCGACTCGCGTCTAGGCGGGTATCCTATTCTGATGGCGTAACCATTTTGCAGGGGCTGATGAATGACAGCGTTGCGTCCTCGCCAACGCATAAACGTCACGATGACTGGAAGGACCGCTACAGCAAAATTGAAATTTTAATGGGGACAGCGATTGAAAAGGAAGCACCGCCAAAGGCGGACACGCTATTTTCGGAGGCGCTCCTAGCGGAAGGTCCGAGCTTGCTGGATACACAAAGGATGATAGCCGCATCTGTCCGCCCTATCGGTCCTCAACGAGAAATAAAAATAAAAGACATCGAACAGCTCGTTGAGGAATTAGAAGATGAAGAAGAGTTCGATGTCTTTACAACTGATCAATTAAACCAGACCTCGCTTCCAGAGATCCAGTGGCTGATCGAGGGGATGCTCCCGAAGGGAGGGATCTCCAGTTTGGGCGGGACAAGCAACGTGGGAAAAACCCGCTGGCTCGCCAGTCTTGCTTCCTGCTTGTCTACTGGTGAAACCGAGAAGATGGGGCTGCCCAAAGCGGAAGCATCGAGTGTGGTCTGGGTTTGTAATGAGGAGCATTCGGATGATATCAGACGAAGAATTAAAGCATCAAGTATTCAATACAATCTCGGAGCTAGTCGAGGGCGCATTGCTGTTAGGCCAAAAACAAAGGGAACATTCAGACTGGTGGCTTGTAACGAAGTGGGAAATCAGGAACTTGATGGAGCGTCGATTGCACGTCTCGTTGCACAAATCAGACGGCTCGAAGCAGGCGTTGTGTTCCTTGACCCTTACGTCACACTCAGCGACGGCGGAGTAGATGAAAATAGTTCTGCGACAGCTTCGATGCTTACCAAAGCGTTCTTACAAATTACAGCTATGACGGGTGCAACGCTCATTCACGCACACCACACGCCGAAGGATCGAACAAAGGACAATGACTGGTATCGCGGTGACGCTTCCGCATGGCGTGGAAGCGGTGCGATCTATTCAGCATTGGACTGTGGGTTTACTTTATCTAACTGGATGCCAAAGAACAGCGAGAGCCGAAAGGCATGGAAGAAGAATTTTATCGATGATGATCTGGGGAGATGGGTTGTCTTGGACACGGGGAAAATTCGCGAGGGTAAACCTATGGACAGTATAATTTATGAGCTGGCTGGTGAGGAATTGCCTGAAGGTTTTGAGATAGGGGTCTGCCGACTGATGCCCGACGCGACACAGAGCCGAGGCAAGGCCAAGCTGGCTGAGATGTATAAGGAACCTGTTTCCTGTGCGGAAGGTTATGTGACCATGCTCGATGAAACGCCTAAGAAAAATCCCAGAGCAGGCAACAGAGCGCCCCGACAAAAGTGGGTTCTATTATTGGAGGCGAAGGAAAAATGAAGCGGTACATTACAGGTGTGTGGACACGATGGAGTGATGGTGAAATTGAATATTGGAAAGGCGAACCTTGGGGTAAAAAAAGTGACAGATCGGTGACAGATCGTCTTGATCTGTCAGGCTTAAAGCGTTGCTCTGCGTGGGTTACACGATCTGTTACCAGATTAGCTGACAGGTTGCGACAGATCATTGCTAAGGTATTCTAATTGTTTAATAAGTATCGATCTGTCAACCTGTCCCCCCTAAAGGGGGGCTATCCAATGCAGCCCCCTTTGGGGGGTGGGCTGGTTTAGATTAAATAGAAAAGGGAGCTGACATTAATGAATTGCTGGCATTGTAAGACGAGATTGAATTGGGGGACTGACCACGACATATCTGAAGAAGATGAAAATTATATCCTCCTCACTAATTTGAGTTGCCCCAACTGTAACAGCATTGTTGACGTTTATTATCCAAGGGAGACGACGAATGCCGAGTAAAAATAGAGTGCGGGGATACCAGCTCGAAAGGGACACGGTTTTGTTTTGGGAGAAGCAGGGAGCGGAGGTGAAGAGGGTGTTGTCGAGCGGAGCCTATAAACACTTCTCCGACGATCTGGCTGGGGATATAAAGCTCGGACCTTATGTGGTGGAGGCAAAAAGAAAAAAGAGCGGGTTCAAATTTTTATATGACGCCTTGGATCAGGATGACGTGAACGATATGCTTGTGCTGAAACAGGATAGGCACAGACGCATTTATGTGCTGGAGGAAGAAACCCTTCTTGACCTTTTTGGTAAAGCTGGTTTATTGTCAAAAAATGAGTAGGTATTATGTGTACGCCTTGATCGACCCTCGCGATCTCAAAACCTTTTATATTGGAAAAGGAAAAGCTGATCGCCGTTTTCGATCCCTTCGCAATATCCCCGACAAGACGACGGGCAAGAAGGGTCAGCGCATAAAAGAAATTGAGGACGCAGGTCTGCAGGTGCAGGCTGTCGTCGCGTCATGGCATGATAATGAAGAGGAAGCCTACGAGGCGGAGCGTGAGAAAATTGCGGAGGTTGGTTTAGAAACTTTAACCAATATGAAAGTAGGTGGGAACGGTCGTCAGGCTGATCGAGGTAAAAAAGAAAATGCGTTGACACCGAAGCAGGAGAAATTTGCTCAGCTTGTGGCGAGCGGTGTCAATCAGAGTGACGCTTATCGTGAAGCATACAACACTTCAGGCAAAGCGAGCGGTGTTCATGTGAACAGTGCCAAGCTCGTTGCTGACACTAAGATCGCACTAAGGATAGCAGAGTTGAGGAGGCCAGCAGTTAAGAAGGTTGGTCTGACCGTTGAGACATTGTTGAGTGAACTTGAAGAAGCTCAGGCTTTGGCTCGCGACACTGATCAGGCCAACGCGATGACGCAGGCAATTATGGCTAAGGCTAAGTTGGCGGACCTCTTACCTTCAGAGAAGAAAGAGTTGCACCATCATGACGCGACCAGGCTGGAAGAAAGGCTGCAGGCGGGGCGCGACAACATCATAAAATTAAGGAATGTGAAATGAAGAAATCCAAGAAGATCACCAGTGTTAAAAAGAAACCAGCGAAGAAGAAAGCAGGTGCTAAGACAACGGCGGTTAAGCGCCGGGGGTATTAAGACGATGCCCTCTGATCGCGATTTATACTCCTCCGCTGGGCATCCGTCTAGTCAGACGCCGACGGCTCACGAGTGGGGGCCACCTCCTCCCGGTAGTGGGTCAATGCAGGTTTGCAAACGGTGCGGTGCTAAGGAGACTGTAAATAGCAGAGATTCACAGCACCCTGCTTCGGCCTGCGACGGCCTTCATCCAACCGCACACAACACGCATCATTCTTATGAGCCAGTCTAAGCCTGTCAGTTTTGACGACCAGCTCATTGACGACATAGCGCAATTCTATGCAGATCCTTTGGGGCATGTGTTGTTTAGTTACCCCTGGGGGCAGGGGTCACTGGCTGGCTTCGATGGACCCGACACATGGGCGCGAGGGTTTTTGATTGAGCTGGGCGAGGAGGTCGAGGCGCGAGGCTTCGATGGACACACCGCAGTATCACCTATCCAGTTTAGCGTTTCGTCAGGACACGGGATTGGTAAGTCGGCAATGGTGGGTTGGCTGATCAGATGGATCATGGATACACGTCCGCATTCGAAGGGCGTAGTTACCAGTAACACGGCGCAACAGCTTCGGAGCAAAACTTTTTCGGAGCTGAGCAAATGGAACTCGCTCGGCATCACCAAGCACTGGTATCAACTGAACAGCGGGACGATGGGCGCACTGAACATGTACCACAAGGCCTCCCCCGATACATGGCGAGTGGACGGGCAGACATGCGAGGAGAGAAACAGCGAGAGCTTCGCGGGGCTACACTCCGCCAACTCGACGCCCTTCTATATCTTTGACGAGGCTTCGGCAGTGCCTGATAAAATTTTTGAGGTGCGCGAGGGTGGCCTGACTGACGGCGAACCGATGACGTTCGACTTTGGCAACCCGACAAGGAACACGGGCAGGTTCTACGAAAATATGCAAGGTAGGTTCCGCCACCGATACAAGCGCAGGTTCATCGACAGCCGGGATGTCAAGATAACGAACAAGGAATTATTCAACAGATGGATAGAAGACTATGGTGAAGAAAGTGACTTCGTTAAGGTTCGCGTGCTGGGTCAATTCCCTTCGGCGGGTGCGCTCCAATTTATTTCGGGCGAGGCCACGAGGGCTTGCGTCGATCTTGAGGTTGTCGTTCAACCGCATGACCCGCTTGTGCTTGGGGTGGACGTGGCGCGGTTTGGTGATGATGAGAGTGTTATATTTGTACGGCAGGGTCGAGACGCTGAGAGCCAGGGTCTTTATCGTTTCCGCAATCTCGACACTATGCAACTGGCTGCCAAGGTGTCCGAGGTTGCGTCTGAGAAAAACCCCGACGCGATCTTCATTGACGGCGGTGGAGTGGGTGGCGGGGTTATCGACCGTTGCCGTCAACTCGGACTTCCCGTTACCGAGATTAACTTTGGAGGCAAAGCAACCCAGTCAGGGTATGCCAACTTACGAGCGCAGATGTGGGGAAACCTCAGAGACGCTATCAACGATGGTATCCGCCTGCCGGATGACCCGGACTTGATTACAGACCTGACAGGTCTAGAGTATGGGTACACGCTCCGCAATGAGATTAGATTAGAAAAGAAAGAGGATGCGAAGAAGAGAGGCATTGCCAGCCCTGACTTGGGAGACGCCCTGGCTCTGACTTACGTCCTCCCTGTCTATCCATCACGGCTTGGTTTTGGGGGGGCCGATGCGACAACCTCTTCAGATTATAATCCTTACGACTAGACGGGACAGATATTTATGTGCTATAGAGGCCAACTATGAGTAAAGCGTACTTGGTATTCACCGATGATAACCAACATTGGATGGGGAAAATACTCCGCCGAGGGTATCGACACGTTCTTACTATTAGTCACGAGGGCAACGGCTGGGTCATCTATGACTGGGCAGGCGGAGCGCCTCAGATGAATGTAATAGCTGAGGAGGATATCCGTAATTGGCTGGGGAGTTTTGAGAATGAATACATTGAAATCGAAGCTGAGCAACGCAGGCCAGTGGGTCCGCTCATGCTTAATAACTGTGTGGGCCACGCTAAGCTCATGCTGGGCATTCGTAGTTGGGCGTTTACGCCGTGGCAACTCTACAAGCAAATGAAGAAGAAGGGGTTCCTTATGAAGAAACTAAATTTTCCAGATAATCTATTCACCCTACCCGGTGGCGGGTTTTTCGGAGGTCCGAAGATTCCACCGCCACCTCCTCCACCGCCACCCCCTCCTGAGCCTCCTAAGAAAGCGGATGCCGCTGTTCGACAAGCTCGTGCTGATGAGCGGAAGAGATCGCGACTGAAGTCGGGGACTGCGGGTACGATTAAAACAGATCCTCTCTTAGGCGAGGCAAAGACAACTACTAAAACCTTATTAGGAAATTAACATGTTGCCCACTTTGGACAACCTGCACACAACTCTTCCTCTCAAGGGGAAGAAGAGTGCGCTACTTCGCCGTTACATAAAACTGGAGAACGACAGACAGTCTTGGCGTAGTCATTGGATGGAGATCACTGACTACATTCTGCCAAGGCGGGGCCGTTATCTGATGGATAGCCAAAACAACCGAGGCAGGGCGAGGAACACAAAGATCATTGACAGCACTGGCACGCAGGCGTTGCGTACCATGTCTGCTGGAATGATGTCGGGCATGACATCCCCAGCCCGTCCTTGGCACAGGCGCAAGGTACGAGATGAGTTGATGGACGATGGCGAAGTGCGGGTGTGGCTGGGGCAAGTAGA